AGTAACCACCACAGATCTCTAGCTGAGACAGTCTTTATAGCTGTATTTGTTTTAGGATCAATAAGCCTCCAATCGTCATCACATTTAACAGCCTCTAGAAAGGCATCAGTTATATTCACACCATTATGTAAATTTAAACACTTCCTGTTTATATCGCCGCCCGTTGTTTTACGCATGTTTATAAATTCTTCTATCTCTGGGTGAGAGATATTCATATAGGCAGCATAGCTTCCTCTACGGGTAACACCCTGATTGAAAGCTAACATCTGGCTATCAACTACGTGCATAAAGGGGATTGAACCAGTTGACTTACTGCCATTAGAAGTATCCACGCCATTGCTGCGAACATCACCCCAATATCCACCAATGCCTCCACCTCCACTTGCGAGCCATATGTTCTCATCATAGTGAACAGATAAACCAGAACGGGAATCAGGAACATAATTAAGAAAGCAGCTGATAGGAAGCCCACGGCTTGTACCCCCGTTACTAAGTATAGGAGTGCTAAACATAAACCAAAGTTTACTAGAATAGTCATAAAGCCGTTGTGCCAAAGCGTAGTCAGTAGTTTCATCATAAGTTGCTCCAAATATTGCTGCCCTAGCAAATGCCTCTTGTGCATGATCTTCGTTTTCCCAAAAGTATCTATCTTTCAGGGTTGCTATTGCGAAATCTCCTAACGATTCCTCGCGGGAATAATCTATTTTTATTCCTTTGTAATCTTGTATACCAATTTTAGTTGTCATTCTAATGATCCTTTAAATGATCTAGGTAAGATTCCTCTTTTACCTTACATCCTGTTTTTTCTATATACTTTATAAGCCTGTCTTCGTACCACCGCGCTTTATATAAATCTTCTATGCCATTCTTGTAGCGGAAACGCCACCTGTACTTCAGACTGTTACCGCGCAAGTAGCCTATAAACTCTTCGTTTGTAAGCATACTCTCAATGGCTTCAATGCACTCCACACCACCTTTGTTGTAGTGAGAAGGGTTGTTTACATTATCATTCATTCTTGCTCCTTATCTATATCAAAATACTCTTTCTTAAACTGTTCACTCTCCCTATATTTCTTATCGATCCAACCATCGGGAATACTCTCTTCACTAAACCATTTGAATCCATTAGCTCCTGCCCACTCACCGTGGCTACGCTTTGTACCGTCTTTACGGCGTTTGGCTTGGGGCATAGGAGCGGCGGGATTGGCAAATAAAAATACTAACTCTACATTAGGAGGTAGCATTTTCTTTATCCAGATATATTTACTATACTCAGCGTAATCCCAGAATCTACCTTTAGCTTCTATGAGATAAGTTTTCTTACCCATCTTCTTACTAAAGTCTGGATGATATACGTGATTAACTACGTATGGTATTTTCCTATCATGGTGCTTCCATCCTTTTAGGAGGCCATGATGCAGATCATATTCCCATATAGAATCGTAGTTAGTAGGTACATTTTTTTCTACAGGGCGGGGGACTCTGCGCTTCCTGTAACCTTTCCTTACGTTATTCTTCTTCAATGTATAGGACTCTCAGATCTGATTACTAATTCATAGTCTGCAAGATCGCAAAGCCTTTCAATAATTTCATAGGGGACTTCAGCTATATCTGCATTCTTTGTAAGCAAGAAGGTACTGATTGATATTATTAAATCAGCGAGTTCAATTTTATCTAAATCTTCTATCATTAATATCATCAATACCAGAAGACTTAACTTGCTTAACAAACCATTTATAACTGTTAGGCATAAGCCGCATCTGTCCTTCATTCATTATGTGTGTTTGTTTTGGCATGAAGGACATGAAATTGCTTTCATTAATCTTCTCAGCTTCTTCTTTGCTTACCAAAGTTTTAAGCCAGCCTAGTGCTAGTTCTTCTGCCAGCCGCCTAGCTAATTTGCTTTTTCTACCGTTCACAATACTTCCTCTACGTTAGGTTCTTTAACTACCTTTGTGAAGTAAGTGATACCTTTTGCGTATCTAAAACCTCTCAGCCCGTTACCGTCATTAGCATCAGCATGACAGGTAAACTTATGTGGGCAATAAGAACATCCTCTACTTAGTTTCATGTTTCCCTTTGTACCTTCGGAAACATCAGAATAACATTTCCTTGGAGGCTTCTTAGATTGTAAAGCTTCTCTAAGATAGTTTATTCTATCGTGAGTATCTACTTTATCAAACTCATCGGGGGCAAAGAAAGCAAGCTCCCCTGTCTCTTTATTGATGGCTAAGAAACCTCCTTCAGAGGACCCCTCTGCTTGTTCATAGCCTGATAACTGAGCTATATATCCAAAGGGATCGTCTTCGGGTAGGCCACCATACTTAAACTTTTTGAATGCGAAAGCAGATGCTGTTTTTACATCTACTACCTCACCATCTATCTTACAATCTATGTGTCCTTTGATGCCGTTAACAGTTACTTCTTTCTGCTCATCGGAAACTTCATGCCCAGACAACCGGGCTAATACAAGTACTACTTCTTCAAGTATATGCCCATACAGAAACTTAACCATTGTGCTGGGATTAACAGAAGAATCATTACTGCTATTGCTGTCATACCATAACTGTCTTGAAGGCTTACCTACATTAGACATTCTTAATGTAAAGTTAGAATCTCTAGCTGTAGGGTTAGACCAGTTTCGTAAAACATTTTTCATGTCTTCACCAAACTTATCTATATTTTCTTCTGTTAAGCCTAGAGACTCTCCCTCACAAAGAGGCTGTATATTCCTGTATATATCTTCTACTATATTATTTAAAGATTTCATTTTCTGTGCCTTACAAAACGACACTTGCGTGTCTCTGAGTTATAGTGTAAGTACTGCACACCTAGCGCCTTTTGTGTCTCTGTTTTACTGGATAACCTACCGTCCTTGTAGGACTTAACATCAATTAAAGTTATCTTTCCTTCAGGGGAGAGAGCAACAATATCAACTGGGCCTGTACAGCCACAGTTTTTAAATACATGATACCCATTATCCCACAACCAAGTGATAGCATAATGTTCAGCTAGATCACCTATCATACTGGAACTATGTTTAGTCTTCATAAGAAAATCTCTCATGATGTGATAGAGTCTCTTCGCCTGACCAAACACATAAGTTGTACACAGGATACTCTTCTTTTTTCTTATCTTTTATAACACAAAAATTTAACTTAACTTTGTTTATGGCGGGATCTTCTAGTGCATCGTGATAAGCTTCTACAGCGTATCTCACACTTTTAGTATTTATAACTTCAACTGGAAACCAACTATCATCACAGCCATATTCTTCACCCCAAACTGTGTACTCATATTTTCCATATTTTTTAGTGTGTTTCACTCCAATCATCTCCTATCTTATACTCGCCATCTAAAGGGCAGTAAAGCTCTAGGTCTTTACCAGCTTGAACTATAGCAGCAACTCCTGCCTTACCAACTTCCTCGGCATACTGCTCTGGTACTTCTACTTGCCATTCATCATGTATGTTTCCTACAACAACAGCTCCATACTGTTGTATTTTTTCATGAAACAAAATCAATGCTTGCTTCATGACAATAGCACCACCTCCCTGCAGCAATGCATTCAAGGCACTGTGCTGAGAGCGTACTTTAATCTTGCGACCATCAAGACCTTTTAAGAAACCTTTTTGAGCTGCTCTTGATACCTTTGTGATAAGAGATGCAAATGATGGGAGATTATTGAGGAAAGATTCTCTAAGTCGTTTGCCATCCGCTTGCTTCCCTCCAACCACTGCTCCAATTTTTGCATTTCCTGCTCCGTATATAAGTGCATAGATGAATGTTTTCGCCTGATTTCTTGATTCAAGTCCTGCAAGTCTTTGATTAGCAGTGTGTATGTCTCCATTGAGTATTTCATCTACAAACCCCTCATCTTTCATATAGTGAGCCAGCATTCTTAGCTCTAAGCCACTGGCATCGATACCCACTAGCTTATGTTTAGAAGGAACTACCCAACAGGCTCTACATTCCTTACCGTAAGGAGCGGAACAGTTTGGAACTTGAGCCATGTTGGGGTTCCTGTGAGTCATTCTACCAGTAACAGTACCATTATGGTTAACAAAACCGTGAACTCTACCGTCTTTTCCTAGTTCTTTAAACCATGAATTAACTTGAGCTATACGTTTCTGTAGCATTAGATACCTACCTATTAAGGCAGCTTCCGGTATATTCTTTACATTAGATAGTATCTTTTCATCAACCATTGGCTGACCTGTAGGAGTAAACTTCTTAGGCTTCCACCCAAACTCCTGTAGATACTCTCCTATTTGTTTACGAGATCCTAAGTTAAACTCTATGCGTTTTTCTCTGACTATAGATCCTCTCTTGCATATCTCATCATAGTCATCGGGAGTAAGCCTAATGCCTTTACCTTCTAGGGTTTCTCCCATCTTAGATATAGCACCTGACTTAGTTCTCTTTTTAAATATCTCAAGCTTCTCTACTTTAGGCTTGAACCGTTTCTTTACTTCTTCAGTAGCCTTATCCATTTCTTCTTGTAGCTCTGCAAGTAATAGAGATGCAGTCTTTTGGTCAAGTAGAAAGCCATGCTCTTCTTGTTCTTTGAGGATGTGAGCTACTTTATTTTCAATATCAATTGATTTCTTAGAGAAACCAGCCGCTTCTTTGCGAAGTTCAAAGTATACCTTTTTGTTTAATATAACATCGCTGGTACACCTTGACATCATCTCTGCACTGTATGCTGTGAAATCATCATAGCCACTCTTAGAGAAGCCTACTGACTCGCCCCACTGTTTGAGGCTGTGTCCTCCTTCACGTACAGGATTAAATAATCTAGATATAATCAAGGTATCCACTAGCTTTTTATCGGACAGATCAACGCCGCACATCCTTTCGATCCAAGGAATGTCATAGTTAATAATGTTATGACCTATTAGTTTATCTGCTTGCTTGAGTAAAGCTACGCCCTCCTCGATCTGATGAGGGCCAAACTCATATGTATCTGAACTATCTAAATCAACAGCAGCTATGCACCAGATAACACTTACATCTGTAACACCATCTGTTTCAATATCAAAGACTAATGATTTCATAATGCTTCCTCGCCATCTCCTAGCTCATCATCATAGTCTGAAAGCTCTGACAATCTGCCTGTATCTTTGTCATATAGTAGGTGTGTAGCCATTCCTACATCCCCAGTATACCTAGATTTTAAAACTCTTACATGGGTAGTGTTGGCTTCATCTTCATTATCGGCTTGTTGGTTACGCTCTAAAGCAATCACACAGTCTGATAACTGAGCTATAGATTGAGAGCCTCTAAGGTGACTAAGGTTAACTGACACTCCGTTCTCATGTCCCCTGTTACCTTCTATCCTCTTGAGATGGGAGACAAGTATCATACCAGCCCCTGTCTCTTCAACAATAGATCGCAGCTTATGCATAATTGAATCTATTGTACGGCGCTCATCACCCTCAGTGCTGGCAGATAGGAGCATATGTAGATGGTCTACTACTATCCATTTACAGTCTAGCCCTACAATCATATATCTAATCTTAGAGAAAATCTCATCGATATCATTAGATCCAAAGTCAGAATGTATCCAAACACGATCATGATTGAATATGTCCTGAAGCATAGCATCTAGTTTATCTTTAGAGTGTGATTCATATTCCTCTCTAATGTGATCAATATACAGTCTAGCATTGGCCTCAATAGATACAAGACAGTCAGCAGTCTTATAGTAATCCTCTTCAAGGGCAACAATGCCTACCCTGTCATCAGTATTCTTAACAAGAAAATGTTCCAGCTCTCTGGTGATACTGGATTTACCAAGTCCCGTACCTCCAGTTACAGTGACAAGCTCTCCGGTTCTAAGACCATAGAGTTTCTCATTAAGTCCTTCCCAAGGATAAGGTATAGCTTCTTTCTTAGGACGATCATAGTACTTAGATATAATCTCCTTACCGCTCATTATCCCTGAAGGTGTGTAGGTTTTAGCGTTCCACCAAGAGTTTGTATATGCTTTATGATTACCACTACGCAGCATATCATTAGCATCTTTAAACTCTTCAGGAAGAATCATTATCAATGCTTTGCCGGGAGTAAATAACCTAGCTACTTTCTTGGCGGCTTCACGGCCCGGAGTATCACTATCAAAGTTGATAACAATATTTTCAAACTTCTCTAAGAATTCTAAAGAAGACTTAACATCTCTGACTCCACCAGCCGCCCCATTCTTTAGAGAGACAACGGGCCACTTAGAACCTTGCAATTCATAAGCTGCCATAGCATCGCACTCCCCCTCAGTGATAGTTATATACTTGCCACCACCTTGGAATAACTGCTGTCCGAATAAGCCTGTCCCTGTAGAGGAACCCTGCCAGTGGAATGTCTTGTTTGGATCTCTTAGTTTATAAGCACCTATCTCATTGACGTTGTAGTAAGGATAGATATGAGTGTCTACTTCACCTCTTGAATTTAATATAGATTTAACACCAAACTTCTTAGCGGTATCTAAAGATATACCTCTATCAGTAAGAGCATTAAAGGAACCATCGGAAGTATTCATAGAATTATTTTTGTATGTTTTAAATTCTATGGGGGTTGTTTGAATTGTATTATCTTGATTGCGTATCAACTTATCGCAACTAAAACAATATAAAGAACCGTCTTCGTTTAAAGACGCTGGGTCACTACCTCCACATTCGGGACAAGGTAGATGTGTTTTAACAAATGCCATTTTCGCTCCTTAAAAAAATGGGGAGCCGAAACTCCCCTAATCATCAGCACACAACACTATTCCTCTTTACTATCCTCAATTTTTGTATCGTCAGTACACTCGGCACCTAGCTGTGCTTTAAACCACTCAAGCGCAGCCTTCTTAGACTCAATATCATCTGACAATGAGTTCATCTCAGTTATAAGTTTCTGAGCCAATACAAAGATATGTTGGTTTTGTAGAGACATCTTGGATACATCAAAGTCTCCGTTGTCAGTTTTAAATATGCTCACAACTCATCCTCTTCGACAGCATCCTCTACATCAAACTCATCTCCAGCACCACCACTACGGTAAGGTACTAAATCTAAAACTTGCATGGCTACAAACTCTAGACCTTGGAAATGCTGTTGACCTCTGTCCATCTCCCATTCACGATACTGAACCTTAACTTTAGAACCATTCCCAACTTCTACATCGATCTCTTCTTTCATTCGATCATAGAGTTTAGGAGCTTCCCTAGTTCCCTTTGGGCCACCATTCACCTTTCGTTTGATGATCAGGGCTGGCCCCTCATCCATATCTTTAACAGTAAATCCACGCCGCTTGAAGTCCTTTGCAGTATCTTCTTCGACAACTAGATTAACACTATATACTGGCTCATAAGTTGTGTTGGGCCTTTTAACGCTCGCCCAGTAAGCTGTACCTTCTACAATAGCCATCCTATTTATAACTCCTATTAACATTGATTAACGAACACATAGTATCATACAAATTTAATGCTTGTAAAGTCATCTCCTATCACCTATGATTGTAAACTTACCTATATGGATATTTAAAAGAGGCTCTACATCCTGCCAATCATTACGATCATAACGACCCCCGAAACTAATATCAACTTCTTCATCTGGGAGTTCACTTAAAGAAACATAACCACTAGCATCTTTCCATTTAACACATAAGAAAGTCTCAAGATGTAAAGACCTGTATAGTTCTTTAGCCTTTAAAAACTTTGATAAAGATATTATATAAGTAGGATATGTATCCTTACTACAGTACCTATTTTTTAGTTCTGTAAAGAACTTAGGCTTCAAGTTTCTTGTATCTAAAGCTATACAATCTATACCATATTGTACAGGTAGTTTTCTTAATACAACTTTAAAGTATCTTTCAAGGTCTTTACCAAACCCTGATTCAGCTGCTAAAGTTTTTTTATTTTCATATGTTTTTCTAGGCATACTGACGCTCCCAGTTTCTAGCCTTACGTTTTTTACCCTGTGAAAGAGCTGTATAGTGTGCATCTACTGAAGCAGCTTTCCAATACATATTCTTTAAAACCTGTTTGGCACTACGAATACTGTGTTTCTTTTTAAAGTAATTACCAAAGATAGGTTTAACAAATACATATTTTCTACCGATACTTATGTCACATATTCTCCAGCCATCTACATAAAACCATGTAGTAGCTTTGTTACCCATCTTTGGTGAAAGTAAAAAATCTTTTAAGTCTAGATGTTCCTGCATTAGTTTGCTCCTGTGTATGTACTTCATACCATTTTTGAAATGCTTTTTTATTCATGATGTAGTCATCATATTCATCGTTCCTTAAAACAGGCACCATTTGTAATAGTTGATGTTGCGTATAGTTACTAGCCATTAAACCACTCCGGTATAGATCTGTTAGTCCACTTAGCAAAGTGTTTCGTATGGTAATAGTCTCGGTAACACTTAATGTTACAATCCGAAACCTTGTTATCATCAGGCATTGCTAAAGTTGGAGGTGTGAATGCATCAATAGATATATTATCTGGTGCTTCAAGCAGTAAGTCTTTTAGCTCTGCACACTTATGAACCTTCTCATATCTATATGTATACTCATCAAGTAAATAATTAAATAGATCATCTAACCATATGTAATTACTTACATTTTCTCTGCACCATACGGCGGAAGGATGATTCATATGTGTAGCTTGATATAAATCTTTACGCTGATCTTTTAGGTAATATCTTTTTACCATTCTGCCTGTCCTTCTGGAAGGCTCATAGTACATAGTGCCGTCTAAAACTCTGTGAGCTGTAGACAATAGCTGTGCATACTCAAGTATCATTTTGACAACATGTTTATCACAGTGCTGCTCGGCACATATTTTCGGATCGTTGTGTAAATAAAATATATTCATGTAAAATATCCATAGTTATAATGTAATATTTTTAAAAAAGTCATGGTAGACCATAGCCACATAAGTATAGTTATACGCATAAGTATAGGGTTTAAAAATACTAGGGGCATGTACCACCATTTCATATCAATCCTCCCAGATTGTAGTATTAGTTTTTACGCTATCAAGTTTTCCCAATACACTTCTGATTTTACATAAAGATATTTCCATATCCCTTGCATAGTATGCTATTTCAGAGCGGATCTCTTCATTAGTCATCATCTCTGATATGATTCTATTGGATTCTGAGTGATTAATATTCTTCATGCTAGGCTCCTTACATTTAAGTATGTTGTAAATATCTTAGGTAACAGATCATCTAACTCATCCTTACCACTGACTTGTTCCCACGGCATAGCTGCCCCTCTATCTGATAGGGCTTTACTTGCAAATTCATCTTCAACAAAAGAAAGAAAACTACGTATGAAGGAAGGGTGAGGAAGGGGTGCATCAATCTTTACAAAGTTATATGCCACCCAATCATCAATCTGGTGATAGAACTTCTGTCTTTCCATTACTTTGCTCCTGTAAGTAATTGATAACATTATCTAAAGAACATAAAAAAACTAGATCTGATCTAGAATCTAAAGGACACCCGCTTAGGGCATCCCTTAGTTCTATTAGATCAGCTAGTGTAGACTCACTAACCATTAAGCTACCTTACGAAATAAACGATCATTAGAAATAACCTCAGAGACTTTGTTAGCTCTACGATTCTGTAAAGATATAACGGATGAACCTTTCCTAGAGGGCTGGCAATGAGTAGCCCAATGAGTCAAAGCATTATAAACTGCCCATAGATTTCCACCTTGGCGAGGTACATAAGTATCTCTATACAACCTCCAAAGCTGTATATAGTTTTTATTATTCCATGTCTTTTCATCAAGAGAATCACCACCAATTGCGGCAGCAAATATAGACTTAATAATTTCTTGAGATGGTACAGTCTTATACCATATCTTCCATAGCTCATTCTGCTGCATCATTACCTCTAGACCTTTACCAACAATCTGAGATCCTTTATGGATATCTAGCTGCTTAGTATGTCTAGACTTATATATAGTAGAGCTGCCCTCTGTGAATATCTGACCATTCATACAGGCTGACTGTCTAGCACCAGCCGACATCATGAAACTAAACAGACCGTCAAAGCTATTAACTCCAAGGAAACTCAGGGCGGCTGTGTCACCATCTGGAGTTTCTAGGAACTGATTGGGTAGAGTATGCTTTACATAACACCTAGCACCACTACGATCAGTAACAATAGACTCAATAATATCCTTAGTATTGAGATCACTTCGCATAATCATAGCCCTCTGATTAGCTATCATGTCTCTGTGATTTACTGGCTTGTAATTAGGGCCAACAACTCCAAGACAATGGTTAGTATCAGTGCGAACAATGGCACGTTTATTAACCACAGTCTGGCTGTGTCTGCCATCTAGTGATTTAGTATTATAATGTAACTGCTTCAAGTCAATGTCAAAGTCGGCATCGCCATAAGGCAGATAAGAAAGATTGTTACTATACAGATCGATTACATTTTCCATAGTTGTTGCTCCTTAGTCTAGTATTTCTACAGGTTGGTTGGTTTCTATCCATACTTTAGCACCACAGGACAATGGTTTATCCGGTGAATACTTTATCTCGCCATCAGTAAACTTAACACGATTGCAATAAGTATTTGTTTTATAAGTCTTTACAGTTATGACAGGCTTGTTAGCTCCTTTAGCATTAGCCTTTATGTTATGCTGATTAACATGAATTATTGTTTTCATTCAATATATCCTCTGCCATTTCATTTGCTATTTCTTCAGCCCTATCCAGACTAGAAGTTGTAATTATTTCATCATGGAAAGATGAGCTAACCTCATAATATGTAAAGGGTCTACCCTCAAACTCATCTCTAACTGGTAGGATATCAATTCTTGGATTCATTAGTGCATTACCTCCTGATCAACATTGTCTAGCTCTTTCGCTATATCAACAGCTTGAGTACAACAAGAAGTCAACTCTTCTACAAAAACCGAATCATCTTCATCAAGATCATCTTTGAGCTGGTGCAACAAAGTAGCTAAGGCAATCGCCCCTATTTTAAGATCTACTTTATGGTAATCAAATGTTTTAGCTAATGCCCCTCTAGCCTCTTCAATTAAATCAAACATCTCTTCTGCAAATTCTACTGCTTTAGTACGGTCGGTCATGGTCGGCTCCTTATGTTTTATAAAGGTCTTTCACTACGTAAAGACCTTTTAAAACTTATTAAAAAACTTTCTATTAATATCTTTTCGCATCTTCACAATCTCAGGCGACATTGGAAGCTTAGTAACTGATTTACCCTTTTTAAAATACTCCTCCATATCTTTATGTAACTGATCTATATACTTATTTTTATCGAACGAATTAGACATTGTATTCTCCTATTAGGTAAGTGTAATGTAACTCTGATACGTGATAGCCATCTAAGAAGTCTTTAGGATACTTGTCAGCTATCAATGAACACCATGCATCCCAAAGTCTTTCAGATGTATAGATTTCACAGAGCGCTACATACTCTTGAAGCCTTTTCTCATTAGCTTCCTGACCTCTTTTAGTCTTTACAGTCTTGTTATAAACCAACAGATCAGGCTTAACATTGTATTGTTTTATATTGTGAACATCAATACAACCAACTAAGCCAGCAACTAACTGACAAACAAAGCCAGCCTTAGCCAAACCAAGCCCTTCAATCTGTAGAAATATCTTCATAAGACTGTGCGACTTTGAAGTATCTGATTTGCTGGAGTTAATAACAGCCATCATCTGACCGTAGATAAAATGCTTATGAGTACTTATATATTTGTAAGTATTCTTTTTGTTGCCCCAGACAAACTTAGATTCTAGTTTATTTTGTTTCATATCAACCATCATGTCTCCCACTAGCACCCATTTTTGCTGGATGCTAAGGGATACCATCATGATAACTAGAAATAAATTATCTGGGCTACGCTGTGCGAAATGATTAATCTTCGGATTGTGGTTGCTGAACACTTAAATTCTCCTTAATT